TTGAAATTAAAAAATAAGAAACTCACAAATTATCAAGAGTCTAAATCTAATATTGTTTTGAAAATCGATGATATTTCAAAACAATTCTCCAATTTTGAAGATGAACCTCTTACATATAAAGATATATTAAAGATTGATGATGGAAATTCTTATAATAACTATCTATTTAAAGTTTCTGATATAAGTGGCAAAAATGAAGTACAACTAACAAGTTTAGTATTCTTAAACGATTCAGTTAATAGTAATATTGCTATTTTAGAAAAACAATCTTTAGTTAATGTAGGATCTGGATTAACTACAGTTGATGGCGAACAATATGGAGAGTTCTCCATTGAAACTGATGAATTTGATGATAAGTATTTAAGATTCACTCCTAAAGATCCTTACGATACTGAATATGATATTAAGTATATTGATAAGAAATTTGACAACCAAGTTATTGGTATTGGAACTACATCTATTGGGTTTATTGATCTAACTTCCCGTAGTCAAATAATTCTTACAGGGGTTACAAGTAGTATTATTGGTGTTTCAACAGATAAATTTGTATCTTTCTATGTCAATGCACAAATTTATAAAGAAGTTACTAATGAGATGAATTTCGTCGAGTTGTATTTAACTCATGATGGAACAAATACAAATATTTCGGAATTCTATTTTGATACTGAAGAGTTTTCAAGATCGTCCAATCTTTTAGGATCTTTTGATGCAGATATTTCTGGATCATTGAATTTAAATTATACTAATAATACTGATGAAGATGTAATTGTCAAAACACGCATAGTTGGTTTTGGAACTACGTCTGTTGGTGTTGGAACATTCAGATACATTTTACCAAATCAATCAGAAGGTAATGAAAGATCTGCAATTTATGAGGCAGGTTTTTCTACAACAACTTCTGGAGTTTCTACTTCTTTCTTAAGATTGGATAAAAATACTTTTGATTCTGCAAAATCTATAGTTGAAGTTAGTATTGGATCTACAAAATCAATCCATCAAGTTATGATGGTTCAGGATAATATTGATATTTACACTCAGCAATATTCATCATTGTCAATAGGAAGTACAATAGGAATAGGAACTTTTGGAGGAGAATATTCTGGGGATGACGTTTTAGTTAAGTTTTATCCAGATTCCAATTTTATTGGAGATATAAGAATTAATTCTTATAGTGAGTGTTTATACACCACAGTTGATGTTATTAATCAAGCACCAAATCTTTTATATGGAAACTCTATTGAAACTGTAAATACTTCCTCATATCTAGCGATTAATGGAGATAGAATCAATAAGGATGATTTTATATTAAGATCAAACAATATTCCAATTTTTGCAAAATCATTTAACCCATCAGATAGTAATATTCTCGATCTTTCAACAGGTAAATTTTCAATAGATAATCATTTCTTTAGTAATAATGAAGAATTGATATACACTCCAAAATCAACTTTTGTTGGTATTGGATCGACTTCAATGATGTATAAGAATGGTTCTATCAATGAAAAACTTCCTTCACAAGTGTTTGCGATTGTTCATAATAGTAGTAGTTTTTCAATATCAACAACTAAAGCAGGATCAGCTGTTACATTTACATCTGTAGGTGAAGGAAATGAGCATGTATTTTCGATGGCAAAGAGAGATGAAAAGTCTATCATTACCATAGATAATATTGCTCAGTATCCACTCACTTTTACTAAGATTTCCCAATCACTTTCCGGAAATGGTGGAGGTATTTCAACAGAAACAACTACTTTTACTCTAAGTGGTATTACAACTATATCCCCCCTTAACATACTAAGGATTGATGATGAATATATGAATATCATCAATGTTGGTTTAGGAACAACAAATGTTGGACCTATTACAAATATTGGAACAGAACTTTTAGTTGAAGTTGAAAGAGGGTTTATTGGATCATCTGCAACATCTCATGTAGATGGTACACAATCTAGAATTTATAAAGGATCTTATACTATTGTTGATGATAGTATTTACTTCACAAAAGCACCTAGAGGAAACACCAATATTACAAGAACTGATAATAATCTAATATTCGAAACATCAGATTTTACTGGCAGAGTATTTCTTAGAGAGGATTATACTGCAAATGAAATTTATGATGATATTTCTGATGGATTCAATGGAATTGGTAGAACATTTACACTTACTGTCGATGGAGCAAATATTACCGGTATTGGAACAACTGGAGGAAATGGGGTCGTATTTATTAATGGAATATTCCAAACCCCAACAACCGAAAATAATCCCGAAAATAATTTCCATATTATTGAACAACTATCACCTACGGGAATATCATCTATTGTATTCAGTGGTATTAGAACGGATATAACTGATCCTACCAGCACTTTGGTTTCTGAATCTGATATAAATCAAAATCAAATTCCTAGAGGAGGACTTATTGTTTCTTTAGGATCAACTGGAGGACTTGGTTACGCACCTCTTGTTGGTGCGAAGATTCTACCTACTATTGCTGGTGGAGCAATTACTGGTGTAGTTGGAGTTCCAACTTACGGACAGTCTTTGACAGTAAGTAATTGCTTATATGATAATGTTAGTGGAATTGTTACAATAACAACTTCTGCAGCACATAACTTGGATGATTATAATGATCGGCAAGTTTGGTTAGAGGGTCTAGAGTTCTCCTGTGCTGCTCCCCATGCAGGTGTTACTACAACCATATTTCCAGATGGAACTCTTGGAAATGTCTTTGCAATCAGTGACATTGTTTCTGCTACTACATTCAGTGTTAATGTAGGAACTAGTACTATTCCTCATACTTATGATAGTTCTGGTCAAGTATATCCATATTTCAGTAAACTCAACTTTGGATCTGGATATTCTGGTAATATTGTTGCAATTGGTGTAAGTGTAAGTGATGCTGCATATGCTCATAAGTTTGTATCTGCTGGTGTTAATTCTATTACTGATAATACTGGATCTACTCATACCGCTACAAATGCATCATATACATCAGATAGTGGAGTATTAAAATTAACAATTGTAAATCATGGATTAACGACTGGTAATACTATTGAAATTGCAACTAATTCATTAACATTCACTTGCGATAGAGATAATTATGAAACCCCTCATAATTATCCAAGAACATCTGACCCTGCTCATAATGCCACTTTAGCAATTACTGCAACAACTACAAATACAATTAGTGTTGGTGTTGGTTCTGGAAATGGTTCTGGTGCAGTAATAACTGCTTCACCTGTAGGAACAGGAGGAACATTGACATTCAATGTATTAAATGGAGGAACTGGATATTCCAATCAAACACAAATATTTGTTTCTGAACCAACATATGAAAATCTTGAAGTTGTAGGTGTTTCTAGAATTGGTAGTGGTTCAACGACTGATACTGGAATTGGATTGTTATTGGATATTGATGTTGATGAAAGTTCTGCAACAGGTATTGGATCAACTTATTTTGAAGTTAAAAATTTCTATATAGCAAGATCTGGATATTCATTTAGAAAGGGTGATGTATTTAAACCAGTCGGACTTGTTACTGATAAAAATTTGACATCTCCCATTTCAGAATTTGAGCTTACAGTATTAGAAACTTTTAGTGATAATTTTGGTTCATGGCAATTTGGAGAACTTGATTATATTGATTCTGTCAAAAATTATCAAGATGGAGAGAGAATAAGATTCCCACTCAAATACAATGGGTCGGTATTGAGTTTCGAAAAACCCGAAAATTCTACAATAGAACTGCAAAATGTATTACTCATTATTATTAATGGAGTCATTCAAGATCCAGGAGTTTCTTATGTATTTGATGGAGGTACTTCATTTGCATTTACTAGTCCACCAAAACCAGAAGATCAAATTGATATTTTCTACTATAGAGGAACTAGAGGTGTAGATGACATACAAGTAGATAATGTAATTCCAACATTAGAAAAGGGTGATGATGTTAGAGTATTTAAAAATGATTCCATTACAGGAACAATTACTCAAGATCAAAGAACAGTTTTTGATGTATCTCTTGCGGATAAATTTGAAACTAGTTTATATCTAGATCAAGGTATCGATGAAGTTAATAGTAAACCAATGTCATGGACAAAACAAAAAATTGATAGGGTAATTAATGGAGAATTTGTTTATAAGACAAGACAATCTACAATTGCTCAAATTTATCCAACCGCAAAAATTATTAAAGATGTTACAACCTCTGATTCCAGTATTTTTGTTGATGCTGTAAGTAATTTTAATTATGATGAATCAGTAGGAGGACCATATCAAAATATGGGAGGTATTATTGTTGATGGTAAAGATGTTACATCAGGAGTTGTTACTGCAACTATCGGTGCTGGAGGAACAGTTTCCACTCTCACAATTGCGGATGGTGGAAATGGATATGTAGGATCGACAGTAAATATCAAGTTCCAATCACCAATTGAAATTGGTGTTGGTATTGGAACTATTGCTCAGGCTACAGGAGCAGTCACTAATGGTGTGATTACTGGAACTACAATAACAAATCCTGGTTTTGGATATACTGCAGCGCCCAAAACAATTATACCCCTACCAGATTCAAATACTGAAAATATTGATCAAATTGAATTTATTAAAGGATTTTCTGGAATTATAACAGGAATTACAACTACTTCTGGATCTGGTGGACATTCATTGGCACTTGAGTTCTTCCTTGATATGGGAACAACAAATTTTGGAGATGATCTAGAGGTTGGGTATCCAATATTTGTTAAGAACACTATAATTGGATCTGGTGTCACATCGGTGGATAGTTCAAATGCTGCTGTAGTTGGTATTGGAACTGCATTTTTAGATAATATTTACTATATCCATCAATTATCCCGTTCTGGTGATTATGTTGGTATTGTTACTTGTAATATAGATTCTGGAACTAATGTAACAGGACTTTCTACTAGTGGTGATTATGTTGGTGAATTTTCTTGGGGATTATTTACTTCAATTACCAGATCTTCTGCTCCAATTTCTATTGGTGTTTCTGGAAAAACTTTTGATGTTGGATTATCAACTTTCCCAACAATTCAGAGAAGAGGTGAAGGTATTAGATTGACAGGAGCACTTCCCGAAACAAAAGATAATTAAACCCATATAAATACTTAAAAAATTATTGTAATATGTCCGCTATAGTAACAGATCAATTTAGAATTGCCAATGCTAATAATTTTGTAGAATCTGTATTGAGTGCTGATAATAATTATTATGTATTTTTGGGACTTTCAAATCCTGGATCAGATTCTACTCCTGTAGGATTTGGTAGAAGTTCGACATGGGATAAAAGTCCATCAACCCCTCCAAGTCCTATTGATAATCTACAATATTTAAGCCATTATAGAAATACTGCACTATTTGGAAAAAAATTAACTAGTGCAAATACTAGAAGGGTTGTAAAAAAGTTTGATTGGACTTTTAATACTCGTTATGAAATGTATCGTCATAATTATAGTGTTGAAAATTTAACTCCAATATCACAATCTGCAAGACTTTATGATAGTAACTATTATGTTGTTAATAGTGACTTTAAAGTTTATATATGCATCTATAATGGATCTCATGGTGATATTGGAGGGACATCAAACTTAACTGGAAATACATCTCAGGATGAACCAACATTTACAGATTTAGAAGTATCTGCCGCGGGGATAAGTGGAGATGGATATCTTTGGAAGTATTTGTTTACTATATCTCCAAGTGATATTATTAAATTTGATTCTACTGAATATATTGTTCTTCCGAGTGATTGGTCATCTTCAACCAATTCCCAAATTCAATCTGTAAGAGATTCTGGAGATTCTATTAATAATAGCAATCAAATAAAATATGTGTATATTGAGAATGGAGGAAGTGGTGTATATACTGAAGGCACTTATGATATTAAAGGTGATGGATCCGGAGCAAAAGTAAATATAGAAGTTGATACATCTGGAACTATTACTAAAACAACTGTTGTTTCTGGTGGTAGTGGATATACATTTGGAATTGTTGATTTTGGTCATGCATTAACAGATACTATTTCCAATCCGGCAAAACTGATTCCAATTATACCTCCATCAAGAGGTCATGGATACAATGTATATGAAGAATTGGGATCGGATAAAGTTCTTACATATTCTAGATTTGATGATTCTACAAGAGATTTTCCAACAGATACTAAATTTGCTCAGGTTGGAATTATAAAAAATCCAGAAAAATATGATTCTGCGGTTCTTTATAGTGCAAGTGAATATTCATCATTAGGAGCAGTTAAATTAACATCAGATTTTAGTGATAGTCCCACTATTGGGGGTAAAATCGAGCAGTCTACTTCAAGTGGTACTGCAAGAGGATATGTAGCATCATATAATGACGAGACTAAAGTATTGAAATATTATCAAGATAGATCTTTAAACTTTGGCAATACTTTAGATCAAACTGACAGAAATGATGTAACTAGTAAGGCCAATATTATTAGTTTCGAATCTTCATCAAGTACAATTTCCGATGGAACTTTTACAGCATCAGTTGATACAAGTTTTGGAGGAATTACAACTACAATTGGATCCAAAGAAATTAATTTGGGGGTTACTTTCACAGATGGACTTGCTAATCCTGAGATAAATAAGAATACAGGAGATGTTGTTTACATTGATAATCGTTCTCTTATAACGAGAGACTCTAGGCAAAAAGAAGACATCAAAATTATTCTGGAATTCTAAAGAAAAATGTCGCAAAAAACAAATTTAAATATTAATCCATATTATGATGATTTTGATTCGTCAAAAAACTTTCTAAAAGTTTTATTTAAACCAGGATATCCTGTTCAAACTAGAGAACTGACGACTTTGCAGTCGATTCTCCAAAATCAGGTAGAAAATTTTGGAACTCACATATTTAAAGAGGGATCGGTTGTCATTCCAGGAAATATTTCATATGATGGCCAATTTTATGCGGTAAAAGTAAATACTACACAATTTGGAATTGATGTATCATTATATATTGACGAATTTGTTGGAGAAACAATAACAGGTCAAGTTTCTGGAGTTACTGCTAAAATTCAAAAAGTAATTTTACCAACAGAAAGTGATGATGTAGAATATATAACTTTATATGTAAAATATTTAGAGTCTGATAATAATTCTCAATTCGCACAATTTCAAGATAGTGAATTGTTGTCTTCTAATAAAAATGTAGTATATGGTAATACAACAATAAATTCTGGAACTCCATTTGCTTCATCTATTAATTCTGATGCAACTACAATAGGATCATCTGCATCTATTGGTGGAGGTGTTTATTTTATAAGGGGATATTTTGTAAATGTTTTACCTCAAACAATTCTCTTAGATTTTTATACAAATACCCCATCATATAGAGTTGGATTGCAAATTAATGAATCTTTAATTAATGCAAAAGAAGACGAATCTTTATTTGATAATGCAAAAGGATTTTCAAATTATGCATCACCTGGTGCAGATAGATTAAAAATTACATTAATTCTTACAAAAAAATCATTAACAGATACTAATGACACTAATTTTGTAGAGTTATTGCGATTAAAGGATGGAAAAGTTAAAAAGATAACAACAAAAACTCAATACAATTTAATTAGAGACTATCTTGCCGAGAGAACTTTTGATGAATCTGGTAATTATACTGTAAAACCATTTGATCTCAATTTAGAAGAGTCGTTAAATGATAGATTGGGTAATGATGGAGTATACTTCTCCAATGAACAGACTGATGATGGAAATACTCCTTCGGATAATTTATCTACATTAAAAATATCACCAGGAAAGGCATATGTAAAAGGTTATGATATCGAAAAGGTATCGTCCACTACAGTTGATATAGATAAACCAAGAGATACTGAAGATATTAAAAATGTTACAGTTCCATTTGAAATGGGAAATGTATTGAGAGTTAATAATGTAACTGGATTAGCAAAAGTAAGAGAAACAGTTGCATTATACTCGCAATTTGGTTGTTTGGGAAGTCAGATAGGAGAAGCTAGAGTATATTCATTTAATTTAACAGATGCTCCATATGTTAATGCAACTACTAGTTGGGATTTAAGATTATATGACATTCAAACATATACGAGATTAACTTTAAATGATACTGTTACATCGACAGATATAAAAGAGTCTTTCTTTGTCAAAGGGAAGAGCACAGGATCTAGTGGATTTGCAACAGCAGACGGAGCATCTAATCAAATTTTCTTAAGACAGACTTCCGGAACGTTTGCTAAAGGTGAAATTTTATTAATCAATGGAATAGAATCTTCAAGATCTGTAATTGAAGTTCGTGCATATAATACACAGAATATTAAATCGGTAAAACAGACTACACCTTTTAGTGGAACTAATAATTTCACAGCAGATTCTATTCTAGAAACATTTAATTTTCCAGGTTCTATATCACAAATAGTAATTAGTCCATCTGGTGGAAGTCCCGGTATTTCTACAGTGACTTCTCCAGGTCGCACTTTTGTTGGAATTAATACTGATACAGTAATTAGATATCAACAATCTGGAGTATCCACAGAAACTTATAATAGAGTATCTAGTGTATCATCCGATGCACTATCTTTAGAAATTTCTGCAATAGGTCTTGGTGTTACTGGAGTTTTTAATGGAACACTACCATCATCAGAAATACAAGTTAATGGATTCTTGGGTGGACCTATTATAAGAGGAAATGGAACATTATTTGCACCATTACCGGAAGAGAATGCTTCTGCAGTTGACCTTTCTACATCCCAATTATTTTTAATTGATCAATTAACTGGTAAAGATGTTGATAATGCAGATAATACTATAACTATCAATACTAGTGATATTAGTAGTATCGATGATATGTCTTGGGTTAACTTTGATCAGGAAAGATTTACTGTTGGTTATAATGGAGGTGGTATTGGTACTATCACGTCAGATTCATTCGACCTGAATGGAGATGTTATAACATTAAGAGGATTGGATAGTAGCCAATCTAACAATGATACAGTTGTTAATGTAACAGCACTTAAAACAGGTATTCAAAGTAAAACAAAAAATTATTCCAGAAGCACTGTTTTATCTGTAAATGGATCTAGATTAAAAGAATCTGGAACCACTATTGCGACTTCCAAAAATGACGGATTAACCCTTAATCAATATTATGGATTAAGGGTTCAAGATGAAGATATTTCACTAAACTATCCCGACGTTTCAAAAGTACTTGCAGTTTATGAGTCATTGAATAGTAATAATCCATCTTTTGATATTGTCGAATTTTCTGTAATTTCAAATGTTGGATCGAATGCAATAATTGGAGAAAATATTATAGGATCTACAAGTAATGCTATTGCTAGAGTTGTAACTAATAATACTACTACCAATCCATCTTCTGGAAGTGCAAATAAATTAGGAATTGTTTATTTGAACGGAAATAAATTCTCAGTTGGAGAAGTGGCAACTTTTGAAGAATCCAATATCAATACTCAGATTGATTCTATAACTAATGGAAATTATAGTGACATAACACAGTCATTTAAGTTAAACAGAGGACAAAAAAATCAGTATTATGATTATTCTAGAATTGTAAGGAATAAAAATACTCAAGAACCTTCGAGACGTTTGATTATAGTTTTTGATCATTATACTGTTCCCACAAATGATTCTGGAGATGTATTTACAGTAGACAGTTATGATAGGGAGAGATTTTCAAAAGATATCCCAAATATTGGAGGTTCTATTAGAGCAACAGATACTTTAGATTTTAGACCTAGAGTAGCAACTTTTGATCCTTCAGTAACAACAGATAGATCTCCATTTGATTTCAATTCAAGAACATCAACATTTAATACATTTCCATTAAGACTTTTGGCACCCGAAGAGGGATCTATAATTAGTCAAAGTTTTTATCTTCCTAGAATAGATAAAATTTACTTAGATATTCTTGGAAACTTTGTTGTAGATAAAGGAGTATCTTCAAAAAATCCAAAACCACCTACCAAAAAAGGTGAATTTTTAGAACTTGGAACTATAGAATATCCAGCATATCTTTATGATGCATCAGATGCGAATATTATTCTGACTGATAATAGAAGATATACAATGAGAGATATTGGTATTATTGAAGATAGAGTAGAAAATCTAGAAAGAGTAACAACTCTTTCTTTACTTGAAGTTAATACTCAAACCTTACAAATAAAAGACTCCGAAGGTTCTGATAGATTTAAGAGTGGTTTTTTTGTTGACGACTTCTCTGATAGTTCCAGATTTGATACTTTTGAATCAACAACATTAGTTGATGAAGAATCAAGAACACTCAATTCTGATATTAGTAGCAATTCGTTAGAATCACTAATAGCAACATTAGATAATATCACTCCAGAGAATTTAGACTTAAGTGCAGATAAGTATTCAACCACTCCTCTGGTCCTTCTGGATTCTAATATAGAAAAAACTGGAAATTCTTTGACACTTGCATATGATCAAATTGGTTGGTTGGAACAACCATTTGCTACTAAAGTTG